CAGGGCATCTACCCACTCAGCACCAATGTGAAGTTGTTTGAGTTGCTCACTATTGACCATTGACGATTCTCCTTACTTCTTCGTAGGCGGCAACGCAGGAGTTGAGCTTGGTGATGGCTTTGTCTCCATCGGCTGCGATGTCGATAAGAGCTGTAATAAGCGTTCGCTCAGATTCGCTTTGATCGGGTTGGATATTTCCTGCGGTAGGGGCGGCACTTGTACTGGTTTGTGGACAACTTGGGGTTGGGAGGCGCAACCTACCAGTACGAGCAAGCTCATGCATAGCAGACTGCTTCTTAGTGATTTCATCTTGTGCCTTTCTAAGTTTAGATTCCTGATCCTGTAATTTAGAGCCTAGTTCTTGTTCTTTAGCCCTAGATTCTTCGTTCTTTTGAGCAATGGCAATCTTCATGTCATTGTCTCGGTCTGTCCATCCAAAATGGTAGCCACCTCGGTATGTACCAAAGAGAGATACCATAATTCCAACAATCAGCCAAGGTAGTGGTATTCCGAACATTATTCAGCCTCCTGTCTAGCCACAGCCAATTGAACTCGCTCATGGTCGTCTTCCAAGTGGTCTGGAGGAGTAGTTGGAGGAGGGCCTGGTGTCCAAGATTCATCCAATTCAGGGTTTATCCAAGCGGGTAATGCTCCTGAAGGTGAAGTCCATGTCTGAGAAGGGCTGTAGGAAGCGTTAAAACCGCCCTGTGAGCCTCCGTAGCCCATTGGTTGACACATTGGCTGTGTTGGGGGATTAAACATTTTAGAAGCCGCACCCGCTGCCCTTTTTGTCATCACTCCACCAATACCACCAACAATCAGAAGAACAATGTCGTTCAGCATCTTGGTATAGGCTTGGTCAATCGGGGCCATACTCTTGATAGGCTGAGTCACAAAGGTGACAGAATAGAGCAAAGCAATGACGATAAAGCAGAGGATAAGTGTGACGACAATCACAACAAATCCCCAAACTCTGACCTCAAACTCTTCAGTTGTTAGGTTTTTCGGGTTGGATGTCATTTACTTTTTTCTCCAAGATTGGGGCTACCAAGTATTCAGGGCATTGTTGGGTAAACAAACATTTAGGCTTTTGGCACTCTTCTGCATGAAAGTGGTCAGGATTCTGACACTTGTAGCGATAGCGGTCTTCACATCCAACTAAAAATACAAGCAATACAAGTAATACATATTTCATTTACCTAAACCAACCCTTCCAAGTAGAAGATTGACAATTCTGTCAGACAGATCATCAGGTAAGAACTTCAGAAAACCCAAGAAATATAGTGCCACACACCCGTAAACGAATATCTTGAGGCACAAATCAAAGGTCTTCTGATACTCATTCATCTGCCACATCTACGAGTGGTTGCACAGAAATCCATCAATTCATTGATTCCAATTGCCACTAGAAACAAGACAAAAGCCACACCACCAATAATCATGGCTAATTCGTTCATTTCATCTTCTTTGGCTTTGGCTTCTTTTTCAGCCTTCTTCAAAGCACTCAACTCTTTGGCATCAGCCAAGTCCATCTCTGCTTGACGGGCTTTAATCTTATTCCAGACATCAATCTTACCTGTCTGCATGAAGAGCATCTTTAACTCTTCTTCAAACGCTCTGGCTTGCTCTAGTGCCATCTCAATCTGGAGGGCAGTACCCATGTTCGAGCCTTTGCCGGACTGTTTAGCCTGAAGCATGGCTTTTGTAGCTACAGACTTAGCGTCAAATAGCTTACCAATCATGGGCGCAAGTGAGCCTAAGTCATTGGCAACATTAGCTGCCTTCTTGACCATGCTGATTGCTGACTGTATGCCAGCTAGAGCCGTTATTGGATCAATCATTTCTTTCTCTCCCACTTAATGCAAACAACCTTTCGGTTGTAAACATCACCAGTCCAAGTCCACTTAATACATCGGTACTCTATGGTTGCCGCCAAGAGAAAGGCGATCACGGAAATGCCCAAATAACAATATAACTACAATAAATGACAAAACAAACAAGAAAGACTGCCGCAACAAATGCTTCGGCAAAGTCTCTCATTACTGCTCATCAGTTTGGAAAGCGCCTTTGAAGCCAAATGTTGCTGAAGAACTGAGTGTTGGACTCCATTGACTTGGGTCTGCCAATAGCCTCAATACTTGATTTCGTTCAGCAGCAGGTAATGTTGACAACAAATTAGCAGCACCTTGAGGTGTCTTCATGGCTTCTGTCAAAGTTTGCAATGTTTTAGTGCTAACAGCTGTTTCTAACTCGCTTATCACTTTGTTAGTTGATGAAGCCACTACACTTAAATAAGATGGTAATCTTATAAAAGAAGTTTGTTGTTTTAACAATTGTGCAAGGGCAGCTTGACCTTCCTTGACTTGCTCTCCAACAGATACTTGAGTTAATCGTTTTTGTGCCTGATCTCGCAACACAGTCAAACTTGAATCTGCCAACTCAGATGCAATGTTGTACTTGCCTGGCCCAAGAATTCTCTCAACTTCTTCAGGAGTTTCATTCTGAACTAAACGCACAAAACCATCTTTGTTTGTTTTCCAGAGCTTTAATGCCTCACCAGAGAGTTTGCGTTCAGCAATCTTCTCCATGCCTTTTGTGTAATCAGTAAGGTATTGGCGATAACCTTTACCACCAGACTCTTCAATTGCATCAATAATAAGAGGTCTAATGTCGCCAAGAACCTTAGAGGCAAGGTTTCTCTGTGAGGTTGCATCAATGCCAGGCCTTAGTTTCTGAATAGCCGCATTTACAGAGTTCTTACGAATAGCATCCAAAGCAACAGCATCAACAACACCGCCATTGTTTGTCCACCTAGTAATGTCATCAGCAACATTCTTTACTGCGCCAACCAATACATCGTCACCAGCAAACCTTGGATTGTTGCCAATAGAAGAGATACTTCGTGCTAAAGAAGCGCCTTCAAGTGGTTTGATGCCAACAGATCGCAAAGCATCAGCCGCACCTTGAGCAAAACGAGCGCCTTGACCCAAGTCTAAAGAAGCATCTGCCGCTTTTGCCGCCCAATTGTCTGCCATGAGAGCTAAATCACCCTTGTAGGTATACCTTGTAAAGCCAACAGGAACACCCTTCTTGATTAACTCAAGACGACCTGCCGCTTCTGCCAATTCTCCAGCTTCAATCAATCTGCGAACATCAGCAACTTTAGCCGCTGCTTCACCACTCAACATTCCTGCTTTTGCCTCATATTCAGCAACTGCTTTACCAAGATTTGCACGATTTAATGCGGCTTCTCTTGATGGAGTCGTAATAGCATTCAAAGCATCTTTTGCTTTTTCAGCAACAGAGCGAACCTCTGCCGCATTCTCGCCACCAGCCAACTTAGACAAAGCCTTTAAAGATTCATCTTCATTGAATAACCTAACTTTACGCAAGAATTGTGGGTCTTGTTGAAGAGCATCATCAATCAATGCTTGCCATTTAGGATTGTTAACAGAAGCTGTTATTTCAGCAACACTTGCATTGGGAGGAGCTTTTTTAAGTGCAGCAAGCACATCAGGAAGGTCTTTACCAAGAGACAATTGAGCCAAAGTAGCCGCTTTTTGTGCAGGAGCATTAAATAAATCCACTACCTTGCCAAAACCAGCACTTAATGCTTGACCAACAACACGACCACCAGCTTCATAGGTTGCACCTTCAAGCACGTTTCTAACGGGTTGTGTTTGGGCTTGCTCAGGAGTCATGCCACCAAGATAAATATCACCTAGTTTTAAAGCCTCTTTAGCCATGCCATAACCAAGACCTGCTCCACCAACAATACCTGCTGGCCCTGCTGGAGTACCTAGCAAGCCCCCGCCAACAGCACCCATTGCCTCAACAGTTGGAGCAACTACTGGTCTAGCAATGTTTCGATAAACCAATTGACCTGTGCTTAAATTAGGTTCATTTCTAGCAGCAGGAACGGGTTTACCATAGCCAGGTATTTGAGCAGAAAGAGGAGCAGGATAACGAGCCGCTAACCTAGCAGTTTCATCCATCTCTTGTGGTTTAAGACCTAAGTATTTATTAGGGTCAAACTCTGTTGTCTTGCCAAGGTATGCGTCAGGATCAAATTCAGCCATGTTATTTAGCTCCTAAACGATTCTTAATTTGTGCAGAACGAGGGTCATTTGGGTTTTTATTTGCCCAATCTAACGCTTGTTGATCTTCCCCACTTAAAGACTTTTTAGGTTGCTCTGCTTTGTAAGAGTACGTCATGTCGTACGCTTCTTTAAGACGGGTCTTAGAACCCTGAATGTCTCCAATGGCTTGGTCAAGTGCGGCTCTAACATCTTTAGCATCTTGTCTGCGATCAATGGCAGCAAAAGAAGCGGTAAGTTGTTTACCCTCTTGATTAGACACATTACCCAATGCACCACCAGTTTTGGAGGCATCACGAAGGTCTTGTAAGGCTTGAAAGCCACCTTTGGCAACAATCTTGTCGTATAGCGCTTGAGCCGCACGACCATTTGCTGTAATGCCAGGCAATCGACCTGCCGCAATACCTGTTATTTCTGAAAGACCAGGACTATCTCTTAGCTTCTCAATGTCTTTAACAAATGAATCAGCCTTAGTTTCAAAACTATTGACGGCAGAGGTTGCTTGTGGATATGCAGCTTCACGTTTTTGTTTCTCTTTTGGAGTAAGCAATTCAGCAGAAGCAGATTCTTTTAGAGATGCAGCAAGTTGTGCTAAATCTCTCTTAGATTGCGTTTGCAATTCAGCGATTTGCAAAGCCGTAGCACCACGTTCACGAGCCGCTTCAATCTTGGCATCAGCCGCAACCTTAGCTCTTTCTAACGCAGCATCAGCCGCAGTTTTAGCCGATTCAGTTTTAGCTTGTGCCGCATCTGTTCGGCTTTGAGCTGCTGTTAAAGCCGCCAAAACTTTTTCTGGTGGGCCATATTTGGTTAAAACACCAAGAATTTGATCTTGTGTTGCATTAGGGCCAAGTCCAGATAATTCATCACGAAGTTTGTTTTCTTGGTCAATACTAAGTTGAGTCTTAGCCGCAGTAGCCAAAGAAGACTGCTCTGCCGCCCGTCTTTGTTGAGTCAAAGCCATCTCGCTTTGAGCCTTACGAGCCAAGTCTGCAAGAGCAAATGCACCTTGTTGGTCGCCCATTTGAGCAAGCATCTGAGCGCCCTTCATAATCGACTCAGGATTAGTCTGGTCAATTTGTTGGGCAATAGTATTCCTTGCGCTAACTAACTTCAATTGAGGGTCTTCTATGCCCATAGCACCCGCCAAAGCACCACCAAGACCTCTAGCACCCGCATAGGTCATTGCCGCACCACGAGCCGCAGGGTCTAGTTGGGCAAGTTCAATACCCTCACGCAAAGAACTTCTGCGTTGTTGTTCACCATACATTTGTGGAGTCATACCAAACAGACCCGCTACGATATTTTCTGCCATGATGATTCCTTAGTAATAAAGCGAGGGATATCCCGCTTCTGTTGCCGCAATTGAAGAGGGCGTAAATCCTGTTGTCAAACTTGCTTGTGGAGTCCCACTAAATAATCCACTAGTAAGATTGCCCAACAATTGAGCAAATGCAGGATTAGAAGTTGCACCACCTAATGCAGTAGCGTATGGATTAGTAGTAGCGGCAGCACCTGTAGCCAATCGTTGACTAATATTTGCACCTTCTAAGCCCAAAGCACCAACCCTAGCACCCGCAGTAGATGCTGCTTGACCAAGTTGTGAACTTAGAGTAAATGGTTGTTGTCCTGCGGCTTCCAGAGCCTGAGCTTGTCCCATTGCAGTCGTATAAGGAGCATAAGCCGCTTGTTGACCCGCATAGTACTGACCCATTGCGCCAGCGCCTTGACCAAGTAAACCTGCACCAAATGTAACTTGTTGTTGACCAGCCTGTTGAGCATTAGCCGCCAATTGAGCCTCTTGAGTCGCACGAGCGTTATACAAAGCCTGAAGTTCAGGAGTAGTAGCACCCAAAGTACCGCCTTGAGCAACAGCCAAACCACCACGGCCTTGTTGTTGCAGTCTGTTTTGCAGATTAGCTAACTCTAATTCTCTGCCTGGTTGCAACAAAGCCATCTGTTGATTGAGATAGTTCTGAGCAACAGCTTCAGGAGATTGAGCCAAGTATTTATTACCAAGAGTAAATAAACTCTGAGCGCCTGTTTCTAAAGGAGCAAAGGCTTTTTGTGCCGCTTCTGCTTGAGTTAATCCCGCATTAGACAGAGCAACAAATCGATCTTGTTGTGCTTTAGCTTCAGGGCTTAATGTATACCCTGCGCTTGTCATTTGACCAGTTTTAGGATCAAAGCCAAACTGTGAAGTACCAAACCTTGTAGTCATGCCAACAGGTCGGAAAGCGGCAGCCTGTTTAGCAGCAGCAGTCTCAGCATCAATCATTTTTTGGGCAGCAATAGCCGCTTCACGAGATGTTTGTTGCTGTAAAAGACCTGCGCCTGTTGTTAAACCAGTATTAAGAAGATTACCAAGGTTTGTTGTACCACCACCAAGAACACTATTAACAACAGAACTAACACCTGCATTAACAAGTGGTGTTGTAATTGCTGGAGGAAGACCACCAGAAGGAATTATAGGAGGAACTCCACCAGTAGGAACTGCGCCACCCAATAAAGAAGCCGCACCGAACCCTGCTCCTGGTAATCCTGCTTCTGCGGCCACAATATCTGCTATTGTCATTCCAGCAGTCAAACTACCTGATGTTGGTAATCCTGCTTCTAGTGCCGCAATGTCAGCGGCTGTCAATCCTGCTGTAAGACTACCCCCAAGTGTAGGCAATGCCGCTTCTGCTGCGGCAATTTGTGCGGCTGTTAGACCTGCTGTCAAACTTCCACCTCCAGCAGACAATAAACCTGCACCACCACTTATTGATGGTAGTCCTAATTCTGCTGCAGCAATTTGTGCTGGAGTAAAACCTGCTGTTAAACTTCCTGCCGCTCCTGCGCCACCACTTAATAATCCTGCGGCATCCAAACCAAGGTAAGCAGCGCCAAGAATTAAGGCAGGTTTTACCCATTTTGGAACATCAGCGCTATCTCCACCAGATTGAGAATAAAAAAGAGGTTTACCAGTAGCGTCAAACTCAACGCCATAAGCAGTAGAGTCTTTTCCAGCAAAAGTTCCACCCCAGATATTGTCTCCTGCTCTATCATAGAAAGGCTTAATTGCCTCTCCTGTGGCTTTATTGAAGAACTCTGTTTCTCCATTAGCAGTAGTGCGCTGACCAAAATCATTGATATCTTTAATACCTTGACCAGCCAACATTACACCCATGTCATAGGCATTCTTTGTGGCAGAACCATAACCTTCACCAACCCACTTATCGGTAGTTCCTTGAGACAAAATCTGACTAGCAATATTAGCTGCTGCGCCTGTTGAGGGCAAAGTATTGACAGCTTCATTTCGTGCATAACCAAGGAAGTTACTAAGTTGTCCTGCCTTAATATCTCCACCAAATCTCTCAATTTCTCCTTGAGTTGGCGCTCTACCTAAAGTATCTTGGAATAGTTTGACTGTAGGATCAACAGGAGCAGCAGGAGCAGCAGGTGCAACAGGAGCAGGTGCAACAGCAAGTGGTTTGCCAGTAGCGGACAAGTATTGGTTAGCACTAACACCCGCTTGCGCCATTGTCTCTCTAATAAGAGCAGGAGTAGCATTAGGATTGGCATTTAACCACCCAAGAATATCAGCATTAGTTACCGCAGGAGGAGGTGTAGTTGCTGCAACTAAATTAGGAGCTAAAGCCACTTGCTCAACAGGCGTACGTCTAGCCAATTCTGCTTGAGCAGCTTGCAGAAAAGATGCTTGCTCCATAGGGTCAACAGAACCACCAAAGGCACTTTCCCAAAAAGCTTTACCTTCAGGATCAGGCGCACGACCTAAAATCTGGGTATAAAGTTGTTCTACAGTTGTAGCCATGATTACTCCTTATTGTGGCGCATCAGGCCAAGTAATAGTCCAAGGGAAACCTGTCTGCGTAGTCACATCACGTAAGGCTTGACGATAGGTAGCCCATGCTTGCTTGTCAGTAGTAGCGTCAGTAATTTGCGTCCAATCAGTCTCAGATAACTTAGTGTTGCGCTCTGCCCTTACTTCTGTTGCTTTGCGGTCATTAGCACTAGCAGCCCATGCTACTTGCTCTGCTTCCCAAGCAGTTTCTTCTTCTGCCGTAAATGGGATATTGCCTTCTGATGTTGCGTGATAGTTTGGCATGGTATGTCCTTATGAATTTGAAATTCCGTACAGACGGAATGTGCCTGAGATTGTCCCTGAAGGTGGAAAGAATCTAATCCCTGTTAATGCTGATATATTATTATTTGTACCAC